ATACTAGAACAAGTGCAAGCCAGTGGCATAGAATATTTCAAAATAACCACAAACGGCACAATACTAAATCCTAAACACATTGAAATCCTAAAACACATACCAAAATTAGAATTACGATTTAGTGTGGATGGTACTAGCGATCATTACGAATTCATACGATATCCGGCCAAGTGGGATGAAGTAAAACAGAATATACTAAACTATCAACAACAATTACCAAATGCAAAATTGGAAACAGTAATAGTAGTGCAACCACTAAATATTTTTTCAGTGTTTGATTGGTTAGAGTTTGCTAACCAAAATAATCTTGAGACACACTGGATTAATTTGCTTAATGATGACTTGAACTGGGATATGCTAACTCCGGTTGAAAAGAATAACATAGTTGAGTTTATCAAATTGGGACTCAAAAATAGTACCCTTACATCACGACAAAAAATATCTTTACTAAACTACAGCAAAAATACAATAGCTTGCTCAGAATTTGATTCTGTTGCTAGAACTAGGTCAATTGAGAAAATAATTAGGCTATGCAAACATCGCAAAATATCTTTAAATGTGTTAAACTTAGTGTTCAAAGAGCTACCAGATCTATTGCAAGAAATAATCAACTATGAAACAATGCACTATAGTAATTCGAGATGAAGTCAACATCAAGATAGAAGGACTTGATCTAGATTGCCGCAAGGCTCTGGTCACGGCATTCAAGTATGAGAATCCAGCAGCACGTTATCTGCCTGCGGTACGGCTGGGCCGATGGGACGGCAAGATTGCCTACTTCCAACTGGGTGGCAGCACCTATGTGAATCTCTTGCCCGAGATCATGCCCATACTTGACAAGTTCGACTATAGTCCAGTACTAGATGATCAGCGTGAGTATGCCACTTCTTTTGACTTTGCAGCAGTGTCAGAAAATCATTACAGTCATGTGCTGTGGCCCAAAACCCATCCAGCTGCTGGCCAGCCCATGGTGCTGCGTGACTATCAAGTGGAAATTATCAACAAGTTTCTGACCAATCCGCAGTGCATACAAGAAGTGGCCACCGGAGCAGGCAAGACCATTATCACAGCAGCCTTGAGTGATGCTGTCAGTGCCTATGGTCGAAGTATTGTGATTGTGCCCAACAAGAGTCTAGTAACGCAGACCGAGGCAGACTACATCAACATGGGACTGGATGTGGGCGTGTATTTTGGCGACAGAAAAGAATACAATCGTCAGCATACCATATGCACCTGGCAGAGTCTCAACAACATGATGAAGCTGACCAAGACTGGTGAAGCAGAAATAACCATTCATGAGTTTATACAAGATGTGGTGTGTGTGATTGTGGACGAGGTTCACATGGCCAAGGCTGATGCACTCAAGACCCTGCTGACCGGAGCCATGAGTCAGATTCCCTTGAGATGGGGACTAACCGGGACAGTGCCAAAAGAACTGTTTGAAAGCCAGGCCCTGTTGGTCAGCCTGGGTCCTGTGGTCAGTCGACTCAGTGCCAGCACACTACAAGACGCAGGCGTCCTAGCACAGTGCCATGTGAACATTGTGCAACTGGTGGATCATGTGGAATACGCTGACTATCAAAGCGAGCTCAAGTACCTGCTGGAAGAGTCCGGAAGACTGGACACCATGGCAGAACTGATACGCAAGGTAAACGAAACAGGCAATACTCTGGTGTTGGTAGACAGGACTGAATGTGGACGACAACTGGTAGAACGCCTGGGCGACAAGGCAGTGTTTGTGTCTGGTGCTACCAAGTCAAAAACCCGCCAGGACGAATACAATCAGGTAGCCGATGCCACTGACAAGATTATTGTGGCCACTTATGGTGTGGCTGCGGTGGGTATCAACATACCACGCATCTTTAATCTTGTGCTGGTAGAGCCAGGCAAGAGCTTTGTGCGTGTGATACAGAGTATTGGACGCGGTATTAGAAAAGCCGAAGACAAAGATCATGTGGAAATCTGGGACATAACCAGCACATGCAAGTTTGCCAAGCGTCATCTGACCAAGCGCAAGGCCTTTTATAAGGAAGCCAACTATCCATTCTCAGCAGAGAAACTAGAGTGGATGAAGATCAAATAATGGTTGACTTTACTTTACAAATACTGTATTATTAACACATGAGAATTTTAACACTTGACAACAAACCCTATGATCTAGATCATTTGCCCGACGAAGTGGATGATATGCGTTTTGCCATCCTGGACAACAGCAATCCACAAGATCCAGATTATCACTACATTCCTTTGATATTTTTAGAAAGCTTCAGCGCACCTGCCCTGGTGCTGCAGATAGGGGATGCCAGAATTAAAATGCCCGTGGACTGGCAAATTTTAATTGGTGAACCAGACCTGGGTGACCTAGAAATGCTGCCCTTGACCAGTATCAATGATCGTGGCTTCAATGTGTTCCAGTTCAATCCTCTCAGCAGCTTTAGACCCAGTTTTCCACCCATTGAGATTATTGATGTTTATCAAGAAGTATCCTGGTATGCTCCCAAACTCAAGAATGGACAGATGCTGTGTGTACCTATCAACGATGCCGAACAACCTGACTGTGTGTACTTTGTGAAAGACGTCAGTCGCAATTGTGAAATAGTAGACTACAACAAGGCCTGGTAGATATGGCTTACACAGAACCTGAAGTATTTGTAACAATCAATCGATTGGCTAGACTGTTTTTAGAAAGCTACCCCGAAGACCGCGAAGGTCTGGAACGATTCCTGCGTTGGGCACATGTTCAGTACGGGTATCAGTATGGGTAGCCTTGTGCCTGGTGTGCCCTTGATCTACGAACGTGTGGACGGCACGGTGTACTCCAGACGTGTGGGAGAACTTGCTCGCACAGTGGTGGGCCATGATCATGATCCTAGGACCAGTGATGGCAGACCTGTGTATGACCATATACAGGAAGATAAAATGTGGGGAGAGATTCGGCGAACGGCCCGGACCAATCCCACTTTACAAGACGCCCTGGAACGTGCTATAATGATCTATCAACTGAGCAAGACCACATGAGTGATAAACTACACATTTCAAACGAGATGCGCCAACTGGACGTCAAGAACAGAAACTTCTATGATGAACTTGACTCAGATGAGCGCAAGAAATTCTCTACGTTCCTGATGTTGCGCTGGGGCTCAGCAGTAGATGGTGCTCAGGAACTGCAAGAATACTATGTGCAGAGCTGCAACCACTATCTCAACAAGCACTTTTTTGACATAGGCCGTCATCCCAAACTGCAATGGCTGTGTGCTACTGCAATGAGTCCGGGCATGGGCACAATGCGACATCCCTGGATTGCTCCCAAGAAAAAAGAAGCAGGACTCAGTGCCAAACGTAAAGCCTTGATGGAAATATATCCCACCTACAAAGACGACGAAATTGACGTAATGGCCGAATTGGTTACACAAAAAGAACTAGACGTATACAATCGAGACTCGGGTAACACCAAAAAGTAATCAGCATGACCCATGTGTGCGAATATTGCAAAAAAGAGTTTGTGAGAGAAACATCTATACAAGCGCACATGTGCGAACCCAAACGTCGTCGTCGCGAGCGTGACGAGCCGGGTCCAAGACTGGGATTTCAGGCCTACATTCGCTTTTATGAAAGCATGGCAGGATCAGCCAGAAACAAAACACACGATACCTTTTGTGAAAGCAGTTACTATCGTGCATTTGTGAAGTTTGGGCACTACTGTGTGAACACCAGAGTGATCAACCCAGACAGATTCATGGCCTGGTTGTTGAAACACAATCGCAAGATTGACCACTGGTGCAGTGACAAGGTGTACACAGAATATCTAGTAGATCACCTGAAAGTAGAAGCCGTGGATGATGCACTCACACGAGCCATAGAGTTTGGCATAGACTGGTCAGAAAAAAACACCAGCCCTGCACATGATTGCATGAGATATGGCAATGCCAATGTCCTGTGCTATGCTGTGACCGCAGGTAGAATAAGTGCCTGGGTAATTTACAATTCAGAATCGGGACAGAAGTTTCTAAGCGAACTAGATGCCACACAGGTTGCTATGATATGGCCCTATATTGACAGCGATGCCTGGCAAAAGCAATTTCAGGATAGACCCCAGGATCAGGCATATGCCAAGAATATTTTGAAACAAGCAGGATGGTAACATAATGATCACCAGCGTTTACCCCACAAGTACATGGGTCACAACAACCAATCCTGTTGGACCATACATCAGTCCAGGTGCTGCCAGTGCAGGCATGTTGCGATACCACAACAATCAAACACAGGTGTATGATGGCAACGCCTGGCTCGCTATGGGCGGCGGATCCAGTGTGGGCCTTACCTCCAATGCTGAAGAAGCACTTGCCTGGGCATGGCTAAAGATGGCACAAGAGAAAGCAGCCCAGGACCTGGCACAAAAGTATCCTGCTGTGGCAGATGCACTGGAGGCTGTGCGTCTAGCTGAGCAGCAATTGAAAACAGTTGTGGCCTTGTGTACAGTATGAGCGCAGACATTGACATTGACTTTGCTGATCGCGAACATGTACTGAAACTGATTCAGCACACCCCTGCACGGCAGATCACAGATGGTAGACCTAGACGTCACAATTCAGGAGTGTATGTCACAGACATTCCACAAGATCCTGTGAATAACTGTGCTGCCATAGACTACGAGTCAGCAGAAGCTCGTGGCTATTTCAAACTGGACTTCTTGAACATGAGTGTGTATCAGTTGATACAGAGTCCCGAGCACTACGACGCTGTGCTTGCAGCCACACCACCATGGGCAAGACTATGGCAAGATCCTGAATGGGCCAAGCAGTTGGTTCACGTGGGCAATTATGGACACTTGCTGGCGACCATGAGACCTGACAGTATACCTAGAATGGCAGCATTTATATCAATCATACGCCCAGGCAAGGCACACCTACAAGGGTTAGATTGGCCCACGGTGTTTGATTCAGTCTGGGATGGCGATACCAGTCGAGGCTACACATTCAAGAAAGCACATGCTCTAGGTTATGCGGCTCTGGTAGCCTTGCACATGAATCTATTAGTCTAGGCGTCTCACAAGAGTAATAGATTTTCTCTTGCCTTTTCTACGGGCAATGTCATTTAGGCTGCACACAGGACCGTGCAAGATTTCCAGATCTTTGTTGACAAATGTGCGAAGGCACAGACGAAATTCATCCCATTCTCCACGCAGGAATATGTTGATCGGAATACTTCTGTTGCTTTCCCACCACCAGGTGTTGGCCAGATCAAGATAACGTCGTTTTTGTTCTGAATCTTTGACAGTTCCAAAGTCATAGATGGTTGTGATAACATCATCTCTGTTTTGCACAATCCCCACATATTCATTGCTGGCGTAAACGCACAAGGTAATAAACGGATATTTGTCAGCTAGTTTTTGAAATAAGTCTTTGCCCATATAGTATTAGTTTGGATATTTATACCAAGGCTCCTTAGGTAAATATTGTTTGGAGCGTCCTATGTATTCAACCCCTGTTTATCTTTATCAGCAAGTTCAGCGAATTTTATTAGTAGATACCAGCGGCGCTTATTTTGACCGGAGGTGGGATCCTGTGTATGCAAAAAAATTAACTGTCAACAAAGGTGTTGACAATGTGATCTTGTTTGAGTTTGTGAACCAAGATCAAAAACCTGTGAATATCACAGGGTCGGCACTGAAGTTTAGACTGATCAATTTGGCTGGCAATCAACAGCTGATTGAAAAAGAAATGGTCATAATCAATGCTCAATTTGGTCGTGCCAAGGTAACACTCAGTGCTGCTGAAACCACAGAGTTTCCTGCAGAACCGTCGAGCTATGCAATTGAACGTGCCAGCGGCGACCTAGTTGAAGCAGTGTTTGTGGATGCACAGGCTCTGGCCCGTGCTGATGTGGACATTGTGGATTCTGTGCAGCCACAGTTTGTGCCCAGCGGCCTACTAAGCATTCCTACCATTTATGGTCCAGAGGTATATATAAATCCTGTGTTGCAGGGCAACTATCCTGACTGGGCACTCAACCCGCCACCGGGCAATACCAATGCAAATCCTCAGAGATACTCGAGTTTTGTGTCAACCACAGGTGCAAGCCTGACCACATTCCAGTTGGAAATGGATCATTTCACTGGCAACATCAAGGCACAGGCAGCACAAACTTATGAATCAATCTGGGCAGATGTTTCGGACATCTATCAATACTATAATCGCACCGGAACAGAACCCATCACAGTGCCAGGATATCATCCTTTGCTACGTCTAAGTCTTGACTCCTATCCGGGCACAGCACAAATTCAATTGGCCACAGCCACAGCAAATGGAGCAAATGGAGTGATCACTTCTATCACTGTGAATCAAGGTGGTTACGGATATCTGGCCCCACCCAGAGTCAACATCATTGGACTTGGTGCGGGCGCTGTTGCTGAAGCAGTAATTGCTGGCACCTCAGTATCTGCCATAAATGTTATAAACGGCGGAACAGGATATGTGACCAACCCAGCTACCAATCAAGTGGCTGCAATAAGCATCAATACCGGAGCCGTGACAAGTATACTAGTTAGATGAAATTTAAAAAAATTGTAGGGTTTGGTGATTCCTGGATGTTCGGCGATGAACTACTGGATCCAGAACTACAACGACAACATTCAGATGCACACACATGCTGGCATCAAAACAACGCCTATCGTGAAAGTCACAACTTTCTGGGGCTGACAGCACAACACTACGGTGTGCCCATGGAAAACTTTGGAATTGCCGGAGGCAGCATGCAAAGTTCCATGTGGACATTTTTATGGTGGTTGGATCACGAGCCCGAGCCAGAACAGTGCCTGATCTTGATTGGACACACAGACTCAGATCGTCTGAGCTTTTACAATCCCAATCATGTGAGCTATGCCAACGATCCTCCTTGGAATCGATTCATACACTCAACCTGGGTGGAATACGGCAGCAGTGTGGTTCCGCAGGAATTTAGAAACATGGTCAAACAACAGCTGGTGCTGACCAACTGTTCAAAACTAGCAAAACTAAATTATCAGCAAACCCTGCTGAGCTTTGATGGTATTGCTGCTAGACGCAATCTTCAAATGATGCAGTTCCAGATCATGCCTGAAGATGTCAAACTGGATCTGCCCACCCAGATATGGCCCGGCTTCTCTACTACCATGTGGTTTCGTAACCATCCCGACAATCAACAACGAGAACTGGTCATGCCCGGAGGTCATCCCAACGAAATAGGGCATAAAATGATTGCAGAAAAGTTGATTTCTACCATAGATGATGTTACAATGTAAGAATGCTCGACATTCTTGGATACTTACCCGCCAAACGAAAATCTAGTGCATCGGGGTGGATCAGTTTTAATGCTGTGTGTTGTGAACACAACGGCGACACACCAGATCGCAGAAGCCGCGGCGGAATCAAAACATCTGAACAGGGCTGGAGTTATCACTGCTTCAACTGCAACTACACCGCTAGCTTTATCCTTGGCCGTACTGTAAGTTTCAAGGCCCGCAGGCTCTTGAGCTGGATGGGTGTGCCCGAACGTGAAATAGAAATGTTGAATCTTGAAAGTCTGCGGCACCGGAGCATACACGGCATTCTAGATGATAGACAACGCACCGTGGATATTCTAGCAGATATCAAGTTTGAAGAACGAGACCTGCCGCCATTCGCTGAACTGATTGGTAGCACAGGACTGCATCGCGACTATGTGAGATCAAGATGTGTGCCAGATGATTATCCTGTGATGACACAAACAAATCCAGAAGCCTGGCCCGCCCGTGATCAAGTGATCATACCATTCACACATCAC